GCCGCGGCGACGGTCAGCACGCTCAAATATGCGGCAGACAATGCCAGTTCATCTCTCGAACAGGTCAGCTCTGCCACTGCCAAATTTGCCAAATTGATCGGCCAGGCAGCGGACGGCAACACGGCAGCCCAAAAAACTCTTAAGGAATTAGGCGTCACATCCTACGATCTCGACACCGCTCTTGCCCAGGTATCCAAAACCATTTTCAAGGCCGACGATGGCACCGAGCAGCTTTCGCTTGCGATAAAGGCTTTCGGCAAGGCTGGCGGCGATATGATCCCGGTCATCAAGCAGATGGGGGGCGATCTCGAAAAGGCGACAGCTGAGGCCAAACGTCTCGGCCTGGTCCTGAGCGAGGAAGACCTGAAAGCAGCGGATGATTTTGGTGACACGCTCGGTGTTCTGTCCCAGCAAGCAAAGGTCACAGCATCCGTTTTCGCGTTGCAGTTCGCTCCCGTCATAACGGACGCGATGCACAAGGTTTCGGAGGCTTTGGCGAGCAACCAGGACAGCATCCGGACCTACGGAGAGAACTTTGCGGCCACACTGCGAGGAATGGAATACATTGCGTCGTCGGCCACGAATTCGATGATCGGCTCCTTCATCCACTGGCATTTGGAACTCAGTACCCGCATTGATCTTGTCCAGGCGGGGCTTATCGGGACCATACGATTACTTCAAAAGCTCGGCGGCGATGCTCCACTCGAGGGGGGCGTCGAAGGCAAGGTGAAAAAATTCAGTGCCGTGGCAGGAGTCGAAGGCGTTGTTGGGTCCGCAGGTAAAGGCGGTGGAGGCGGCGGCGGAGGCGGCGGAGCGGATGAAGCCGCTCGCAAGGCCGAGGAAGCACGCAAAAAGGCGGTCAAGGCGGCCGAGAAGGTCCTCGATGAGGAGATGGCCGTCTACAAAAAGGGCAACGAACTGAAGGAGGAGCAGCTTAAATTCTCGCTTGACAACCAGATGATCACCGAGGCCGAGTACGTTAAAAAGCGTGCCGATCTGCATTATCAAGCCGCCCTCGCCGAAAAACTCAAAGAGCAGATGCTGCTCACAAACAAGGACATCACGCTCAACGACGAGGAACGTGCCGCGATCCTCCAAAAAATAAAGATCGCCGAGCTTGAGATCCAAAAGGCAAAGCTCCAAGGTGCCGACGAGCAAAACGAGCAGAACCGAAAAGAGATAGCCGCCCTCGATGCAAAACTCGCAAAAGAGCATGCGATCGCCAATGCCAAAGCGAATGCGGCCGCAAATGTCGCCGAAAAAGAGAAAATTGCCGCGATAGACAAGGCTGATCGTGAAAAACGCTCCATGCAGCGTCTCGGCGGTCGTGGAACAGGTTTTGAAGGTCTAATGGCCGGCTTACAGGGGGATAACCAGTTTAAGGACAATAAAGCCCTTATTGCCGGTGTCGATACACTTTCGTCTGCGTTTGGGAGCCTTGGGGATGCCGTCGGCCAAACCGTCTCGGCTCTCGTGCTTTACGGCAATGCCGGAACGTCAGTACGAAAGGTGACCGCCGAGATCCTCGCATCACTTGCCCAGCAGGCCGCTGTCAAGGCTGTATTCGAACTCGCCGAAGGCTTTGCCGCGTTGGCAGCGGCTTTCTTTGGGTTACCTCACGCGGGACCGTCAGCCGCGGCTCACTTCCAGTCAGCGGCGATCTACGGGAGCATCGCGGGAATCGCAGCGGCTACAGGCCGTGGTGTCGCTGGCAACGCTTTCAAAGATCAAACCTCATCCGCCACGGGTGGGAATGGCAGCACGCAGCCTGCGGGACCACAGACCTACGGCTCGCAGCCGATCAATGGCGGCTCCGGAGCGGTCCTTGGCGGGAATGCGGTCGTAAACCGGCTGAATATGACCGTGGCCGCACTCGAAGAGACAGTCGGCACGCTCTCGGCCCGGCTTGACGGCATAGCGCCGGGAGACATGCTGCGTATCCAGATCGATCAAAACCCGCAAGCTGTAGCGGATGGCTATCACGGCGTGCTTGCAAGTTCAGGGCAGACCGCCGAGCAATTGGCACGCAGTTCGGGGAGGTATCGATAGTCATGGAAAACGTAGAGAGTTCAACACATCACGTTTACGCGGGTTCGATAATTGCGTTTCGCAGATGTATCGATAATTCACATCCGTCGACCGAATCTTTGCCTTGCCTTGTGCCGTCACACCGCCCTCTGGTCATCATCGCGACTTCGCTTTCCGAAGCGGTGTCCGTTACAAAAAAGACTATTTTAGAGGCCTACCCGATTTCGCACGGCTGGATCCGTCACGGTATTTCGATAGTCTCGGCGATCGATGAATCAAAATGGGTCGGAAAATTCAACGAGGCTCACGAATGGGAAGCGTGCGAGACGGAGGAATGGCCAGACGAAGTATCATAAAATTTTTGACTCGGGCACGCCGGGAAGGTAAAAGAACGCCAAGTCAAAAGTAAAAAGGGGCATCCGTTTGAATGTCCCTTTTTAGTCGAATTGATCGCCGGTAAAAGTTCGAAAGTCGTCGGTCTTAGTCGCTACAACACCGCCCGCCGGCCTTGCCCCCTTGTTCCCTTTGAAGATCGTACTGTATGAGGATGGTCCCTCTCACAGACAAAAAGAACGATCATTTTCGGTGTTCGGAATTATACCGCCACTCTGGCAATAAGCCAAACCGGCTGCATGTTTGAGTCTTTGATGACGTAATGCTGATCTAAAGCTACTGCGTGGATGGTGTAACCGTCCTTGCCGCCGGTCAGGAGTTCGTTGATATCAATACCGACATACGGATCGGTTTTCTGGGGGAAGGCAATAATATTTGATTGCTCTGGTTTGGTATTTTGTGATAATTTGGGCATGAGATCTCCTTTAATCGGGAATTTCTTACAGGAAAGGCTTTCAGCTTCGTCGTTTGAAAGCCTTTTCTTTTTTTAGTTTTGGGCTGAATTCGTAAAACTCGTAATGCGGTCTAATCCTACTTTTGCGTAAGGGTTATGTCAAGCCGACAAACTAACTCTTGCGTAAGGTTTGTATAGATGGTATTTTTTAAGACATGAAGGGCTATTCAACCACGGCACAGACGGCGGAGCGGTTAGGCATATCGACCGCCCGAGTGCGTCAGTTGATCATCGAAGGCGTCATAAAGGCCGAAAAGATCGGCCGCGATAATTTTATTGCTGAAAGAGAGGTCCTTCGGCTCGAACAAACAGAACGACGCCCTGGGCGACCGCCGATAATTAAGAAGGCAGTAGGTGGGAATCCAGGTGGGAATTGATTGCGTCAGCCGGCACAATTTATCAAGAGGGCCGGTAAACCCTTGATAACAATATACTTTCGATTTATGCTCGCGTAGCTCAGCTGGATAGAGTGCTTCCCTCCGAAGGAACTCGACGCCGATTTCTCGGCAATTCACATTCATTCACAACATTGCAAAAACGCCCGTCAAACCGGGCGTTTTTGCTTGACTTCGCTTCCAATATCTTGCAACCTATTTCCGTATATTTCACGCCGCCCGCCGCCGGTGGGTGGGAATCTGGTGGGAATCGGTTCTATGGACATCAAAACATCTGTTTTCAAACGAGCGGCACGGTTAAAGAAAATCAAACTCAAAGACGGCAGCGTCAAGGATACAAGGATCGCGGGCGGCTGGGTTTATCGGCTTCGGTATGTCGATGACGACGGTCGCAACCGAACCGTAGAGCGTGGACCGTATATCCGAAAGTGGGAGGCAGAGAATGCCCGCAATACTAAGCTCGCCGAGATCGATCAGACTTCCGGAAACATCCAGAACGGCGAAAAGATGACCTTTAACCGTCTCGCCGCAATTTGCAAGGCAGAGATCTATCACAACAAAGCCACTTCGAATCTTTATATCGTTAACACGCTTTGCCTCTTTTTTGGCGAGCGGCGTATCGGAGCGATCGACCGCGGCCTGATCGAGGCGTACATACACTGGCGGATAACTGCAGATCCAAAAGACGAATTGAAGAGCATCGTTAAACGCTCGTCCGTCGACCGCGAGCTACGGATCATGCGGTCGATGATCTACCACGCGATCGACGAGGGCTGGATCATTAAGAACCCCTTTCGGCCGTCTAAAAAGCTCAAACCCCTAATCAATAAAGCGAAAGGCGAACGCATGCGAACCCTCTCACCTGACGAAGAGTTTCAGCTTTTGCCGTACTGCGAGCCCGGGGCCCGAGATATCACCTACACACGGAAGTTTAAGGGCGTGGAGCGTGAGGAAACGATGAATAAGGAAACCGGTAACGAGTGGCTAAAGGCGATCGTCCTGTGTGCCCTGGATGCCGGCATGAGACGCCGTGAGATACTCGAGCTTCGTCGAACGGATCTTGACCTCGCAGACCTAATGATCAGCCTCCCGGCAGCCCTCAGCAAAACGCGAAAGGTTCGGCGGATCGGGATCAGCGATCGCCTCGCGGTCGAGCTGCGTCGCATTTTGCCATTGTCCGATGGTGAACATATTTTTCCAATGATATCGATCGACCGGGCTTTCAATACAGCCGTGCGGCTCGCCAAGCTGAAAGATTTTACCTTCCGAGATCTTCGGCGAACATTCGACACACGCCAACGCGAGGCCGGCGGCGATCTACTGGCAACGTCCGAAGTTGCGGGACACAGTCCCGAGGTCGCATTAGAGCATTACGTTAAAACTGGCGACTCATCCGCCCGGACGGTTCGGGACCAGGTAAACGCGATTAATCAGCGAAATAATGACCTGTACGAAAATAAAAAATCAGAGTCGGGGTTCATAAATTAAATTTGCCAGAAGGCCCGTATTCTCGGCGTTTTATTGTCCGCTGCCAGTGAACCATCCCAGATATTTAGGAGGTTTTACCCCCCCTAAATATAAACCTAGTGTTTTTTTTCTTTTCCCTTAATTATTGATCTCAAAAGCCCCCGATTTTGAGATCAATAATCCCATTTTAAAGGTGAAATCGTTCTGGTTTTACCCCCCCTCGAAATTAACTCGCTGTAATACCACTTAGAATTTGAAAACGCTGAAATCTTAGGGTAAGAGCAGTGAATGAATTGAAGTGGGGGAGCACTAAGCAATATGGACAATCCAGAAACAGATGTTAAATCGCTCGAACTTTTCACAGACAAGCAGGTCTGCGAACTTCTTGGCGTTTCAGCCGTGACGCTGTGGCGAGAACGAAAAAATAAAAAGATTAACTATCGGCGTATTTGCGGCACCATCAGGTACACCAGGGCCGACGTTGAGACGTACCTTGAGCGGAATTTACAAGCAGCCTCAGCATAGAAAAAGGCTCGCGTGAACGAGCCCTTTCGTACGTTTTCTCGATCCGGGCGGATGAGATTTGTTATGCGTCGATTATTTTACCACAAATTCACCCTTCAAATATCCGCACATCCGGCGGGCGAATGCTCGCCGCCCTTCATTTGGAGGATCGGTGGGTGAGGCCGCGAATAACCTATTACTCTTCGTCCCGGCCGTCTATGACGACTACGGCTGGACACCCGACGAATTTCGCATCTTGGCTCGAATACATCGCCGGTGCGTAGGAAAGGCCGGTGAAGTTGGCTGGTTTTGGGAGTCGGTACCGAACTTGGCGAAGGCAACGAATATGTCGCAAAGCGTCGTGCGTAAATCCTTAAATGTTCTTGAGGCAGCGGGAGCGATCACGCGGCAAATGAGGCCGGGAGATTCCACGTTGATCCGCTTCAACACAGCCGATCGGTGGCGTTCTGCGGACGAATTGCCGGGTATTCGCAAGCGGCTAACCCCTATCAGTTCTAACAGGGGTAGCGATGGAAAAAAACGAAAGGATAATTCAAAAGAAATACGGCTAACCCCTATTAGAAATGATAGGGGAGTGGGGTCAAAAACGATAGGGGTACCCTTATCAGAAACAGCGGGGGTACCCCTGTCAGAACTGACAGACGAAGGTATTCCCTCTGAAGGTATTCCCTCTGAAGGCAATCCCACAGGGGGAGAGCGGCTATCGCCGCCGCCCCCGCTCTTTTTGAGAATTGAAGAATTGATCGCGGAAGTGTGCGGAGCCAATCCCGATACCGATCCCAGACTAGTTGAAACAGCCGTAATTCAAATGACTCTGTGTTGGGTAGAGTCACCAGACACATTCCCGGAGCCGACCAATCCGACGCCGGCGTCCTATGCGGAAGCAATACATTGCTGCGTGAAGAATGCGATCGGATTAAAGTCCGCCGTGATAGACGCCCAACTTATGGCAAAGCGTCAGAAAATAAAGGAGCTAGCTTATGACCGAAAAAGAACGCGACGAAAAGATCGCTGCGATCAAAGCAGATGACAAATTACCGTTACCAATGAAGGCCAAGGCAATCGAGCGGGTAATAGCCGCTTTTAGAACATCGGTCAACGGTGACGGCAGGCAAGCCGCAGAACGTGCCCGTTTCACTGCCTATGATGCGGCACCGGGTAACGTTTAGGACAAGATCACGGTGTGCCTTGGTAAGCACACCGCGTAGCCGTGCTGTGGCGAAAGCCAGGGGATCTCCAGTCCTCAATGGGCAGCACGGTGACAAAGCAGAGGGACAGACCGTGTTGACTCACTCCGAGTCTGTCCCTTTGCTAAACGACAAAACGAGGATTATATGAAACAAGAAGCACTTATCGAACAACTCGCAGAGATCCGGGCATTATCCGCCGTCAACTGCTTTATGATCCAGCTCATTCTCGAATGCGTCGGATGTGACGGTGACGCTGTGACTACTGCAGTTGACAACATCAACACGCAGCTCGCCAATGGCTTCGAGTCACAGATGCGTAAGGCCTGCGGTCTCGAGCCGAGACCGGAAGCGAGAACAGCCGTGTTGCCGAAACTAGCAGAATTCGACCTTATGCGTAAGACCGATTGGAACAAAGCTCCCGAGCATTGACTTTGCAACCCTCAGCCAGGCGGTCCGAGGCGTCATGGCCTTCCGGGGTCGTTAGGTAGAAAGCGTTGCAAGCTCGGCGGTCTGCTCCTGGCTGGCGGATCGCACATAAATGCCCTGTGTTAATGCGGGTTTAGATGCATAGCGTAGGGTGCAACAGGGCATTTACGGAGCGTGTAGAGGCACCAGACGCGAGCACGCGGGTCCTTTGCCTGGAAAACGAAAGCCGCGCATATCGCGAGGCCCCGGCTCGTCAGTAACTGATAAAAATTTTCAAAAGTCATCATCATGCCATTGGTAAAGAAAAAACAATGCTCCAAATGCTGCGAAGCGAAACGACTGACGGATTTTGCTAAAGATCCGCGGCTCGCGTCCGGTCGAACGGCCGCCTGTCTCCAGTGTCACCGTGAACGAAACAAAAAGTGGTTCGATGAAAACCGCGAGTATAAAAACGAGAGATCCCGGACGTATGCCGCCGGCAAACGCGACACGGTATTAGGTGGATGATCTTCGAGAAATAGCGAGAGGGGGTATCGACCAGCTCGAACGGCTGGCCGCACAATTCCCCAAAGACTCACGCGGGCATAAGGCGATCAAATCGGCCGCCCGCAGACTCCTTGTCACCTACATTTACAATTCTCAATCGAAAGCCAAATACGTCATGAAGCAAATCGGAAAAGGCAACCGAAAGATCGTCGATCTCGTTGCCGAAACGGGAATGAGCCGTGCTTCTTTCTCACGGAATTAGGCCAAACCTGGTATGACGCCAGACGAGTTTAGAGGGTTTTGTCACTGATTCCATAACCTCCGCATTTTTTCCCTATTCTCGTTGAGATGCCCGAGATCCGCGAAATCCTAAAACGCTTACGTGACAAACCCGTCCATCGCACCTTCGCGATCGAGCGTACTGCCGTTTCTGCAGAATCCCGAACAGTAAGACTTGCCTTCGCCTCTGACCGGCCGATTGAGCATTGGTTTGGACTGCTCGAGCTTTCAATGAAGGGCAACGCAATGCGGACGGACCGGCTTGATTCCGGAGCACCGCTGCTCTGCGACCACGATCCGTGTGACATCGTTGGCGTTGTCGAGGGACATGTCATCGGCATGGACGGCATCGCACGGGCGACGGTTCGCTTTGGCGAATCGGCCAGGGCCAACGAAGTTTTTCACGATGTGAAGACCGGCATCCGCACGAACGTCTCAGTTGGTTTCATGATCAACAGCATGGAGATGATCGACAAGGGCGGCAAGGACAGTCCGGCTGTATACCGGTCGACCGACTGGATGCCGTACGAAATCAGCTTAGTATCCATGCCCGCTGATATCAGCGTAGGCGTAGGCAGATCGTTAAAAAACAAATTGGAGATAAAACAGATGACCGAAGAATTGCAAGAACGAACTTTTGCGTCGATGACGCCGTTGGAAAAGGCACAAGAGCTGCGTGCATGGGGTAAGGCTTTGAAGATGGAAGATGCTGCGGATCAATACATCCGAAATTCGATCGACCCGGTCGGTAATTTCACCGGAACAGAGGACGGTTTAAGGATCTTTCTCCGTAACAGCCAACCGCCTAGCGTGCAAATTCCGCCGATGGATCCGCACACAATGGCCGCACAATACGGCCACGGTTCACGCTACGACAACATCGAACTAGCCCGCAGCGTCTCGCGTCACAAGCTCCAGGGCTTCGCCGGCGAAGGTGCCGAATATCGGGCTCACAAGTTTGGCCAATGGGTATTGGCGACCAGCTTCGGCAATCGTGAAGCCGCCAATTGGTGTGCGAATAACGGCCTGAGTCTTTCGCGTTCGCAATTTGAGGGATCGAACACCAAGGGCGGGTATTTGGTACCGATCGAATTTGGGATGGATTTGGTCGATCTGGTGGAAAGATACGGCATTTTCAGACAGTTCGCCAAGATCGTTCCAATGAGCACCGACACGCGGACAGATCCGGTGCTAGAGGACGAACTCGACACACAGTTCGTTGCCGAATTGCAGGAAGGAAACGATAGCGATATCGACTTCGAACAGATAACCTTATCGGCCAAAAAGCACATGGTCTTTGTACCGATGTCAAACGAGGTCTCAGAGGATTCGGCGATCTCGATCGGCGATATCGTTGCGACCGTCGCAGCCCGGGCCTTTGCGAAAAAGGAGGACAAGTGCGGCTTTCTCGGTGACGGCACGTCCGCCTATGGCGGTATCACTGGCGTGGCGGAACGCCTCAAGGCGGTCGATTCGACGATCGCAAATATCGCTTCGCTCCAGGTCGGCAGCGGTAATGCGTACTCCGAATTGACGCTACTTGACTTTCAAGGCGTCGTCGCGAGATTGCCTGAGTACGCTGACACCGGTAGTGCCCGCTGGTTTATGAGCCGCAGTTTCTATTGGAACGTCGTCGTCAAGCTGGTAATGGCCGCCCCTGGAGCCACTGCGAGCGAGATCGAAGATGCTCGAAACGGCAAGTTTCTCGGTTATCCGGTCCAGTATGTCCAGATCATGCCGAAAGCCGAGGCAAACAGCCAGGTTTGTGCATTGTTTGGCGATCTTTCCCTCGCGGCCCGTTTGGGGGATCGCCGGGCGATGTCGATCGTTATCGATCCAAGCATCTTGTTCCGAAAGGACGCACTGCTTTTGCGAGCATCGAGCCGCTTCGATATCAACGTCTTTGGCGTCGGCAATGCTTCGGCTACGCCGGCGGATCGCGTCGCGGGACCGATCATCGGACTAATCACCGCCGCGTCATAAACGGCTCAAATAGAGAGAGGAAAAGACCATGAAACTTTTACAAGCAATCGAAGTGCGGAAGTTAGTCGAACCGGCGGCGGTCAACGACAACACCGCCTTTACGACCGACACGATCGACACAAAAGGCTACGCAGAATGCATGTTTATCATCCAGTTTGGAGCGATGGACATTGCCGCCGCTGTTTTCAAATTAAAGGAAAGCGACGATTCCGGAATGAGCGGAGCGGTCGACGTTACCGGTGCCGATTTCAGCGTCTCGCCGCTGACCTTGCCGTCAGCGACTGACGATCATCATCTTTTCGGCATTCACGTCCTATGCGGCGGCCCGCGGAAGCGTTACCTTGACCTGTCGTTTACGGCCGGCGACGGTGCGGTCGGAACATACGCGAGCGGCGTCGTTTTGCTCGCCAGTGCTTCCAAAACATTACCGGCTGCATCGCTGCAGGGATTCACTCAACTGGCCTGCGTTTAAGCCTTAACCGCTTCCCACTTCAAAAGGACCGCAGACCTCACTCCCTGCGGTCCTTTCTCGGACGATTTTTAGCCACACGAACATGGGAATTACCAACGATACGGCGGCGTTAATTTTTCGCATTAAGGCCGATTCGAGTCAGGCCGAGTCCGAGATCACGCAATTTTCAGGCAAGGTCAGCGGGCTAAGCAAGGAATTTACCGAGATGCTCGGCCCGGCGACAATCGCGGCCGGTGCGATCGCAGGAATCGGCATCGCGGCGATCGGCACAGTTGCAGCTGTTGCCCGTGTCAGCGAAGGGCTTTTTAACCTTGCCAAATCAGCCTCCGAATACGGCTCAGTCCTACACGATTTTAAGGACAAAACGGGACTCGCCGCGGCGACGGTCAGCACGCTCAAATATGC